CGCAATGAACGTATGTTCCATCTTCTAATTTAAATCTTATGAAATGTGTAGGTGGTTCTTTGTTGCCTTGTTTGAACTCACCCAACTCGCCATGTATTTCTAGCCAGTCTTTGATGGTTGTAGAAAAAAGTTCTGAGTATGTATTTCGTGCTGCGATTATACGAGATAGTCTGACATTGTAATTTTTATGGGCTTTATTCTTAACAGGAGCTTGCTCACACATCAAATCAAATAATTTAAGAATGCATTGAACGGTTTTACCTGATCCGAGTGGCCCCATGATAAAAGAGTTACGCGCACGACAATCGTTAAATTTTTGAAGTACCTCGCCCTGTGGCATTAAGTTATATTCAATACGCATTACTTACGATTCCAATTAATCTTATCGTAGTTGTCTTGAAAAAGTTTTCTGTTTATCTTGGTAGAAGTTCTTGGAACGCTGCCTTTACCGCCATTATATTCTGGAAAATACCTATCACGCGTCTCCTTATCTAAAGAATGCACATGATTAGGCCCTTTTTTACCACGACTGCTCATTGATGTCATATTAAGTCCAATTTTTTTTTGTGGGGGATATATATATGTCTGTATGTTGCGACTCCGAAAGGGGGGGGTATTAGTCTGCGTCTGTGCCTGAAAACACTTTGCGCTGTACTGATACAACTAATTCGTTGTCTGCTTTGACTTCTACAGCTTTTAACTTTGGCTCTGTATATTGTGCGATCCTATCCCACGCGTCAACGCTAGCCCGTAAGGCAGTGACATCATTTGACTGTTTGGCTATCTCTTCAAGTCTGACAGCGTTCTCTGCTAGTCTCATTATAGGGTGAAACTGCTTCCCGTATGCTTTCTCTAGCCTAGATATAAGCAGCCGTTTAGGTTTATTAGGACTTCCAGCACGTGATGGCATCGTATAACCTCCTGTATATTCACACTTTGTTAACAACTTATTGTAATTATTATATTTATTTCACAGAATAAAACCACACTTTTTATGTATATTCCCCTATATATTGACACTTATTTAAATTATTTTATCTTTGCTCTTGTACTCTCTGTACAAATAGTATATTATGCAATCTCAATCAATCAAAAAAGGGAGTAACACCATGAAAGACGAACTAAAAGACTTAATTAAAGAAACCATTGAAAAAGATGAAATTTATACAGACTGGTATTTTTTATTTGAGGATTTAGATTATAACGGCTCAGTACATAGCATAATTGACTCTAATATAGACATATATTATTACAATCTTAGACAGTGGGCTGTGGATAATTGGGATTGGGTTGATCAAGCAAGAGACGAAGGATTGTGTTCACCTGATGCCGATTATCATCAAATGATACAAGCGGGGCAATATGTCGCATTACTTGAAGAAGCTCAACAATATATTAAAGAATTATTTAATGAGATGAGTGGCGAGTATTTCAACATTGATCAAACTCAAACAGCATAAGGGGGAAACAATGACCGACTACACTTGGGATATACCAACAAGGAACGCCAGAGCACTAAGATATCTAGCACAAAAGAGAGAACAGGCCGAAAAACGCCATATAAGGCTCGTACGCAACCGTAATCGGATTACGGGTGTCATAGTATCCCGTCTTGGTTTAATCGCTCTAATGGCCTTAATTTCAATCGGGTCTTATGCGCTAGTATATTTTTTAACTGTAATTTTTAGGGGGTAAAAATGAGTCAGAATAAAAAACTTTTAAGTTATCTTAAAAAGAACGGGTCTATTGATCCAATGCAAAGTCTAAATGAGTTAGGGATTTATAGATTAGCAGCTAGGATTTACGATCTAAGATCAAAAGGAAATATAATTAAAACAATAAAACAAGAAAACGGCTACACAAAATATATTTATACATCATAAAAATGGGGGCTACATGCCCCCTTTTCTTTACCAATCAAGATCATCATCAAAAAATTTACTATCTTCCGACTTTTCTTTTGTCTGCTGCTCACTTGCTGGTAACGACTTAGCTTGAGGTGTATCATTTTTAGGATAAACCACCTTGGCTTTACCAATATTTGGCATTTCTGGTAATGCAATTCCATTCCTTTCATTGTCAAAATCTTGTTTGTTTAAAGCCTGACTAACAAAACCGCTATTTCCGTAGTCATCATATACTTTATCAGTGTTACAAAACACCGTAAAGTTTGCGTATTTGCCACCCTTTTCTCCCTCTCTAATCCTAGATTTATCTATTTTTGTTAAATCTATATCAAAGTTAATTCTAAAATACATACCCATACATTACCCCATCATTTCGAATAGTTGATTTGAATCGTGTGTATCTAACAAAGTATGCAAGAACTCCATATCAGACACAGATAGATTTTCTTCTTCAAGATACTGTACTACTTCTCTTTTCGCGTCCGAATCACGCAATGCGTTCTCAACATCAGCTTGTATTTTCTTCCATCGTCCGCTACCTTGATGGCTGAGTTGTCTAATCTTTTCCTTGTTAACACTTACATCACCACGCCTAAAAGAATTAAACAAGCCCGTTGCCTGATCTTCTGTGCATCGTGACATAAGAGCATACATACTTAAACTATCACTACGATTAAGTGCATCATCGAGCCTAGACTTTTGCTCTATTGTGTAAGATGGTTTGACCGCGAAATCGTCAGCTTCATCTTCACTGTACACATCACCATGCAAGCCAACGAGTTTCAAGATCACGCGGTCTTTCGCGCGCTTTTCTGCCATGGCAAACGGATAGCTATTCTTGCAGTTGTAAGGCGCTGACTCACCTACTGACCATTCAGTCTTATCGCCAAGATGACCAGTGACTAAGATGGCTACTTCTTTGTTCTTAATGCTGACCTCTATAAACTCAGGCTTATCAAACTTTATTCCTTTGAATGCAGCTAGCTTCTCAAGTGTTTTATGCTTGATAACCATAGTTCCATGACAATCCCACAAGTGCTCGTTTGTAGGCTTGATACCCATTTCTTTAAATACCTTTGCTACGTTTTCTGGTATATTTGTTTTCATCTTATAACCCCAATAATTTTTCGTTAAATTTATTTAAATATTCTAACTTTGCATCATCCATCTGTTGTTTTGCGTACCTAGCACCATAAGCCCAGTCATATTCGGTGCTTTGCCCTGGCATATGTGGCTTACCTAACTGACAGTCAGCATCACCACGATCAAAATCATTTAACCTTTGAAGTAATTTATACTCATCTTCAGTTAGACAATCGTGGCATACGTAAGTTGATCCATCGTCAAATCTTGTTTTGTTGCTGCATATGCCATAGACATCAACGGTGATATACAAATAACTATCCTCGTATTCACCACATCTATCGCAATGACTAATCTCATCATTTGGAAATTGACATCCCATTTTACTACTCCCTTTTATTTATTTATTGAATAAATGTTTTACACATTGTACCATATCACAAATAATTAGTACAACAAGTATAGGAATAATATGAATATTACCAAAGCAATGAATCACTACATGGATGAATTTAATCTTAATCAATCGCAGTTTGCAGCTAAGTGCGGAATGTCAATCTCTATGACTTCAAAGATAGTTAGAGGTGAAAGAATACCGTCAGTAGGTACGTTACAAAAAATATCAGATGCTTGCGAAGTAAAGCTATCTGAATTTATTAGGGCTGCCGAATGAGTAATTATAATTTTGTGAAGCCAAACTATTACGCCATCATACCAGCCAGCGTTAGATATGATGAACGTCTATCACCTAATGCTAAGTTGTTATACGGAGAGATTACATCACTTTGCAATAAAGAGGGTAGGTGTTGGGCGTCAAATAATTATTTTGCTGAACTGTATGGAATGACAAAAAAATCAATTAGTAGACTTATACAACAATTACATGTGTTTGGATACATTGAAATGACGGTTGAATACAAAGAAGGTACACGTCAAATTAGCAAGAGGTATCTACAAATTTGTGGAGGGGGTATGGACAAAATTGTGGAGGGGGGTATCCCCAAAAAAGAGGAGGATAATAATACAAGTATTAATATTAAATTTAATATACCTACTATTGATGAATTAGAAGAATATAAAAATAAAAAAGGTTATCAATGTGATGTACAACAATTTTATGATTACCATTCATCAAAAGGGTGGGTAG